AGAAGCATACAAAATATGTTTTTTAAAGTGCTATCGTAATGGCTGAAATAGATATTGTAGACAATCCTACTTTAGAGAAGCTAATCAAAGAAGTAGACTATGTTAAGATGGGAGAACATTATATCCCTTCTAATTTTGCTTTGAAGTTTATTAACTTCATTAAGTTAGTAAATGGAGAAACAGGAGAAGAGAACAAGTCTCCTATCTTTCACTATGATATTCTAGATACAATCTACAAGAATAAGAACGTACTGATTATTAGCTTCCGTGGTAGTTCTAAGACTACACTCGTTGCAGAGTATATGATTCTGTATCTAGCTGTCTTTGGTGAACTAGATGGATTTGGTAAGATTAATGTAGGTATGTATGTTGGTGACACTATGGATAACGGTGTCAAGAACTTACGAAGTAACTTAGAGTTCAGATACAATAATAGTGAATTCCTACAGAAGTTTATTGTAGAAGCTAGATTCACTGATGTTGAATGGGAGTTTACTAATGCTGAAGGACATAAGCTATGCTTTAGAGGCTTTGGAGCTAGTACAGGTGTTCGTGGTTTTAAGAAGTATGGTGAAAGACCTCAAATAGCTATCTTAGACGACTTAATGAGTGATAAGAGTGCTGAGTCTAAAACTATTATTAAAGATATTGAGAACGTAATCTATAAAGCTGTTAGACAGGCTATGCACCCTACTAAGAGAAAGGTTATTTGGATTGGTACACCATTCAATAAGAAAGACCCTCTTTATAAAGCTGCTGGTACTAAGGCTTGGACTACTAAAGCATATCCTATCTGTCAGAAGTTTCCTTGTACTAAAGCTGATTTCGTAGGTGCATGGGAAGACAGATTTCCATATGAAGCTGTTAAAGCAGAATATGAAATGCTTAAGGACAACGGTAAAGTAGATGCTTTCAACCAAGAACTTATGCTTAGAATTCTATCAGATGATGATAGATTAGTTTTAGACCAAGATATTGTATGGTATAAAAGAAGTGATGTTCTAAATAACCTTAGACACTATAATGTTTATATTACTACTGACTTTGCTACTTCTGAATCAGAGAAAGCAGACTTTAGTGTTATTTCTGTATGGGCATTAGATTGGACAGGTAGATTCCATTGGATAGATGGTATTGTTAAAAGACAAGACATGGCTATTAATGTAGATGATATATTTAGGTTTGTAGAGTTATATACCCCACTATCTACAGGTGTAGAAATATCTGGACAACAAAAAGGTTTCGTATCTTGGCTTAAACGAGAAATGATGAATAGAGGTATTTATTTTATGATAGCTAGTGATAAAACTAGTGGTGAAGAAGGTCTTAGACCTAACACTAGTAAGCTCACTAGATTCAATATTGCTCTGCCTTTATTCAAACAAAGAAAGATAGCATTCCCTGAAGAGTTAAAAGATTCTGCTGCCATTCTAGAATTCATAGATGAACTTACTAGTGTTACTCCTAGTGGTTTTAAATCATTACATGACGACTGTGCTGATACTATTAGCCAATTACCTCTTATTGAATATTTCACTCCTGTAAACCCACAGTTTATGAGGCATGATGAACAACCTAATTTCGGAGAGCATAATAGGTACTTTACAGAACCAGAAGAACAGTGTAGTAGAAGTTCGTATATCGTATAGTAAAAGGAGACTATAATAATGAAGAAACAAGTACTTATTTCTCAACCAATGAAAGGTTTAACTAATGAACAGATTAGAACCAATAGAGAAGCAGTAGTTAAAGATGTTGAAAGTGTAGGATGTGAAGTCCTAGATTCTGTCTTTGATTATGAAAGTCCTGAGTACGAAGGAATGAAGAACAAACCTCTCTTCTATCTGGCAAAGAGCTTTGAGCTTATTGCAAGTAAGGCTGATGCTGTACTCTTCATGGATGGTTGGGAAGAAGCTAGAGGATGTAGAATGGAACACGATGCTTGTATTGCATATGGCGTTCCTGTATACTATCAAACAGTAAAGTAGGCTATTATGTATGTACAAGATATTGTGGAATTAGCTAAAATTAAGTTGCATAACTTACCTATAGCTAAAAATGAAGATGCTCTTATCAAGTTTATTTACTTAGGAGTAGCTGAATTATATCGTAGATTCAACTTATCTATTAAGTCTGAAACTATTACAGTCAATGAAAATCTAGCTCTATATGAACTACGAAATGATGATGTGAGTTTGCTTTTAGGTATCTACGATAAAACAGGTAGAGAACTTAAGCAAACAGATATTTATGATAGTAAACAGTATGAATACAAACTAGTCAACTATCGTAGTTTCTTGCTACATAGACCTTTCAATGGTGTTCTGTATACAGCTTATCTAGCTTCTCCTGTTGTATTTAAAGATGTAAGAGATAAGATTGACTTACCTGATTCAATGATTGATGCTCTATTATCCTATGTAGCTTATATGAGCCATACTACTATTAATAGAGATAATATCAATGAAGCCAGTGCTTACAGTCAACGATTTGATACAGCATGTAGAGAACTAGAAATGCAAGGATACAAAATACCTTTACATAGTGAAACATTAGCTTTACATGCTAAAGGATTTGTGTAATGAGTTTTGGTCTAATACATAAGCAACGTAGGTTTAGAGAACAGTTAGGTACACCTGAATTTCAAAAGAATCCTCTAAGTGAGTTGAATACTGCTGACCCCATTTTTTCTATTAAAGAAGCAATGGATGGAAGTAAGGAAGCTATCTACCATGTAAATCTTATATTCCTTATGGATAAAGTGTTTACTAGGGATAACTTACGCTTTATTAGCATTGACCAAGAAAGGTTTATGAGTAAATTCTTTAATGAAGCTGGTATTGCTACAGATGCTCTACATAGTGGAACTGACCCATATGCAAATATGGACGATGTAATGATACAGTTAGACAACTTCTTAGGAAGCTATTTTGGAGTTAATTATGGCAGATTTGCTGGACAAAGATAATAAGCATCTTTTCCTAGAGAAGATGAATAACAAAGATAATAGTTTTATAGCTAATGTAAACCTCCTAGTTCAAAACCTAGAGGCTCTACCTAATCTAGAAGAACTATTCACTAGAGAAGATATTGAAGAACTTGTCTCTCTATCTGGACTAAACATTGAGGCTCTAGTCAAAGATATTGAGAAAGGTTCTTTGAATGGTTATCGAAAGCTAGATATTGACCTGTTAAGGAACTTTGCTGATTATGCAGATACTTTAACAGATGCAGAGAAACTAGCTCTTTGGTCTGACCCTACTAAGCAAGTATACTATGATGGGATTACTGTATACTTCACTGATAGAACCTCTCTTTCTAAGACATTCAATCAGTTAGGTGTTTCTACTCCTATTAGTAATCACCACCAACTTTATACACAGCTAGATGAATGGCCTGAATTCAAGGCTAAAGCTGTGTATACTATGTTTAATATAGCTCCTAATACTCCTATTCCTAATCATGAGTTGTTTAGACTTTGGGATGGTGAAGGAACTGGCTCTAATGTAGATAGAGTAATCCTTCATGTAGCAGCTAGTGGACAGAATCAAGCATGGGATTCTAGTTTTGCTGGTGCTAAAGAATACAATCCTATTTACACTTGGGTAGATACTACTTCTATTCTTACTATTCTTACACAGAAGATTAATGAAGTGTTATCTCTAGCTGGTAGTGTTGAGCAACTATTAGTGGTTGAACATTATCTAAGGGAACTAACAGCTATTTATGCTGTACTTCCTATGTTAGCTAGTAATGACGTTAATGATGAAACCATCTATAAGTATCTTACTCATTTAGAAGCTATCTATCAGAATCTAAATGCTCTATTAGAACTGGAAAACATTCTTCCTATTCTAGAGAATATCAACAAGAATAAAGCAAACATCATTACTGAAGATATACCTCCTGGTTATATTACTAGCTTTAGTATTCCTCAGATTAATACCACTCTTAACTATGTTATTGGTGATATTCTTACTTCTGATGATGGTACATTTGCATTCAGAGTTACTCAAGTAACTGATGAAGGTAAAATTACTGGTGGATTCTTAACACCACTTAATGTACCTACAGACTTGACAGGAAATTATGGATTCAGTAATGACTCCACTACAGAGGATACAGAACTAAGGCTCAACATAACCTGTACTCCATTACCTACTACTATCACTGTTAGGAAAGACCTAATAGATGTGTATAATGAGTTAAAAGCTAGAG